TTAGACAGCCACTATCAGCCATTCTTTACCCCTGTCATCATTGTATTTGTCCGTTTGAACCTGATTTTTATGTCCAAGTAGGCGTTTTGTATCCATGCCTTGTTCACGGTAAAGCCGTTCAGCAAGTGACCTTTGTTCGTGGAATGTTGGAGGGGTACCAGATTCCCACTCGATATTGGTCAACTTCCTAGCTTTGCTAAATCCTGTGGTGATAGAACTGATCGTCAGAGCCTCACCACGTTGTGCCTGAGAAGTAGTGTGATGGTGATGGATCACGAACTTACTCAGGATTCTGTCTCTACATCTCGAAATAACATCTTCAAGCGTCATATTTATCGAGCTGCATCGTAAAGATAAAGGGATTGCTAATTTAGTGCCGGTCTTCTCTTGCTGGATATGTAAGTGACCATCCCAAATATCACTGAATTGCATCTTCGCGATATCCCCTAGGCGTTGACCTGTTACCAGGGCGAGCAGCATTGAATTCTGAACATAGTTCGGTAAGGCTGCGGCGGCATCAAAGATAGCAGTCCATTCTTCAAGATTAAGGCGTTCCCTCTGAACCTTATTGCGTGGCATTCTCGTAGCGAGGGCAGGGTTATAACCAGGTGGAACTTCACCTGCATGTTGCGCCTCTTTATAGAGGTCAATCAGCACCATCCGCACAATCTGGGCCATACGGTTCTGCCCACGCTCTTTGTACTGGTCAAGAAGATCGGCGATTTCACGAACGGAAATATCATCGACACTCTTCAATCCAACTTCAGAAACAAAAACTTTTAGTGGTGCCAGCTTTTGCTTGTGAGTGTTGAACCGAATTTCTCCGGTCTCAAGTCGCTCTGCCTGAATTTCCAAATATTTTTCCACCCAAGCAGAAACAGAAATTCCCTTTTTCTGCTCCCGGCTTATCTCATCTCTCACTTTCAATAGCTGCGCCATTTGCCGTTCTGCCAACCTTGAGTTTGCTTCTATGGCAATTTGCTTTGCTGCGTCACCATCAGTTCCCAAACCGTGAAATTTTCCAGTCACAGGATGCTTGTACCTCCAGTAAACCTTTTGGGTACGAGCATCCGTGAAACAGGAAAGGCCGGGAATATTGACGTTATATTTCCTCGGTCTAGCCATCTTCTAATATCCTCTTGAGGAGTGGGCTATCACTATCCTTAGTAATGGGTTTCTCGATCCCCACGAATTTCGCATTACATTCAACACGCCAATGTCTGCCAACCTTACGGGCAGGGGGCGATATCATGCCATTTTTTGCAAACTTGTGGAGCGACGCCTTACCGGGTATCGGCTTCCCAAATTCACTCTCAGCCCACTCTTCAAGAACTACCCAACGAGCCATAACGAACCTCCACGCATTACCTGCTGCAACAGGATTTCTTACTGTGACATGTCACAGTATTAATTTAGTTTCATGCCAGCCGCGATTTGCCCAGCACGCTGCTTCACCTTTGCATGGACAATCCTGCACCGGCAGTTGAGCGCCACACTTACCACACTGCCGCTTACTGATTACCCGAATACGGCCACGCACACGCGCATCATCCTGGCGAATCAGCAGCGCGATGTACTCAGCTGCATCATAGGGTTCGCGACCGGGGCGACGAGCGGCACAGTTGTGGGCCAGCATTGCTAACTCCTGACTATCCAGAACCAACTCCAGTTTCTGCTCAACGGCAGCGGCCTGACGTGCACGTTGCGCCGCTTTGCGTTCTGCTGCTGACATGCTCATCGTGATGATCCTATATCTGCACTATCCTTAAGCAGGAGGTGCTTATGTGTGGACGATTCGCGCAGTACAGCAGTAGAGATGAATACTTTGAGTCGTTCGGCTTGAAGGCTGACGAAATCCAATATGATCCAGAACCTATAGGGCGTTTTAACGTCGCACCCGGCACGAAGGTGCTTTTGCTTAATGAACGTGACGAAGAGCTTCACCTCGACCCGGTAATTTGGAGCTATGGTCCAGAATGGTGGGATAAGCAGCCGCTCATTAATGCGCGAGGAGAAACTGCTGCAACCGGTCGCATGTTCAAACCGTTGTGGAATCATGGGCGGGCCATCGTTCCGGCTGATGGTTGGTTTGAATGGAAGAAGGAGGCCGACAAAAAGCAGCCTTATTTCATTTACCATAAGAAAAACCAGCCACTTTTTTTCGCCGCTATTGGCAAAGCACCTTACGATAAAGACCACGGACACGAAGGCTTTGTCATCGTGACGGCAGCAAGTAATAAAGGCATGGTCGATATTCATGATCGGCGACCGCTGGTTCTGACAGCTGATGCTGTTCGGGAGTGGCTCAGTGCTGACACCACACCTGAACGCGCGCAGGAAATCGCGCATGATGCGGCGTTGCCTGAAAAAGACTTCACCTGGCATCCAGTTTCCAGAAAGGTAGGCAATATTCATAATCAGGGTTCCGAGCTGGTGGAGGAGATAGACGATCCGGTAACTTGATAGCTGTTGCGGTGTCCATCGCTCATCAGTATTTTCTCTCTATAGCTACTGCTCGTGAATCACGCCATGCAGAGTAAGAGCGACCTGCAATATTGATACGCTGCAGCTTAAGCTGGTGGCGTGGCGACTTCATATTGAAATAATCAAAGCCGGTGCGTCCCAGCTTATGAAGTTTGAACATAGTCACTCTTCGAATCCGATTGAAGCAGGGCTGTTGCTGCTGCCATCAACGCCATGAAACACCTTCGCCTGCATACCCTCTCTGTAACCCAAGATTGCAGCCATTGAAGGCTTATCACTGTTAATAGCCTTACGGCTTTTAGCTTCGCGCATCCCATCATCCTTTAGTTTTTCAGAGTAAGCGCTCATCTTTGATTGCTGCTCATCGCTGATCACTAACGCCTGAACTGCGTGATATGCGCCTGATGCCCAACCCTCACAAAACTGATCGGCAAGCAGTGCCTTACGTTTGGGTGATAGCCTTCCACATTGCTGGCTCTGAAAATCCTTTCTTGCCTGCCTGATTTGGCGCGTCAGGACATCAAATATGTAGGCTGCGGCGACATCTTTTCCATCAAGGCCGTAAAATTTTACGACTCTCTTACGAGTAAGGCTGGGCGTCAGACGCCACCCAAGAATGCATTTCACAGCAAAAGCCTTTTCAATAGTCGAGGCCAGCCACCCCATATAGCGCGGGATTTTCTCTGCATCACTTGGTGAATTTTTGCTTTCGCTGGTGCTGACATCAGATAGAACCACTTCAGATTCACTTAGCCCATGCTCTCGCATGAACGCCTGAGCTTTGGAAAGCGCATTCGCTGCTTCAGCAGGGCTACTTGTGTTTTCAGCCAAGCGCATGAGTTTCTTAATCTTGGCTAAGTATTTCTTCTTATTGGAAGCATCCATCACTCACCATCCTTAGCTGCACGAAGCCAAATGCAGACTGCGCCGTCTTCAGTGTCATGGATAGATGCAACGAACCAACCTTCACCTGCTGGCGCTTCTGGTTGCCAGGAAGAGATGTCATAGCCATCAACGTTTGGGTCTATTTCTTCTTCATCGCGGTACTGGATAAAGCATCTCAACCCCTGCTGTTTCAACCATTCATTGAACTCATCAGCAGCAATGTTTTCGCGTCCATCGCAAAAATTTTCGTAAACTGGATGCGTCCAGTAACCGTATTTGTCACGCTCAACCGGTAATGCACTCAGTTGCTGTTTATCGCAATCATTAGATTCATCAGCGATCAGTGTCGCCATAGTTGGCAGAAGGTCGTAATCACAGATTGACTCAATGTGTTCGCCTAGATGCGTGTCTTCATCCCCACGTGGACGCTCATTGTTTTTAGTCGCCTGCTGCATCACCACACCCCAACAAACGGTTTCAACTTCCTCAGACCATCCGTCGCAGGCATCACCGAGGTAATCATCAATGGCACTTTGTGCGGCATCACTGGCTTCTTTCGCACTTTTAAACGTCTCGAAGCCGTACTCCGAGCCATAAAAGAAAAAGCCAGCTCCGGACTTCAGTTTCATGTTTTCAACAGCCAGAACATCAGCACGCACTGTCATAACGTCGAGGCGAGTCGCCAAATCAGAAACCAGCTTGGCGATTTCCTTTAATGGGGCATCGGCACCTTGTGCGATTGCGAAAGCGTGACCTGCTGCGACAAGTTCTTTATTTGATTTTTGGTTAGTCATGCTGGTGGCCCTCAGTGAACTGTACGGCTTGCGCTGTTGAGGCGCTCGGCAGCTTGTTGGGCTGCGATTGGGTTACTGATCACTGAACCGTCAGGCATAATCCAGCCGGCTAAAATGATGCTGTAGGGCAGGGTAACAATGCCCACAGTGATATGGTCCTTTGAATGCTGCATACATCCTCCACGCTTTTTTGGTTGTGTGAATCCCTTGCCATTGCTGGCAATAAATCGCTGAGGGATTCATTTAATTGGCTGGCAGGTTCTGCAAAACCTGCAGCCTCGTTACTCCACGTTCAAAGGTATTGCGGTGCCGGGTGCCTCCCGGAGCTCTGACGGAACTGGCAATAACCAGAGCGGGTTTAGACTTTGAGCCTCAACCGATCGCGTAATCGTTTGGGCCAGTTCACCACACTCGCACTTGGTGCCATCACCACAATGGTTGAGAGCTTTACAGTTCCCGGCCCGGCTGAGGATGAACCAAACGATTCCGGGGGTTAAAGCTCTCACCATTGTGTGCCGGTTACGTGTCCGGCGACCCGTCTGCTCCAACCTGTGAAGGAGCACGTAGCCCGATGTTGTTGTGATGGCCGGTACTGATTTCCGGCATTCCGCTGGCGCTTAGCAGGGAACCAACGGCACAACTAGCTTCGCTTCAAGTCCACGTGCCACTTATCAGCCTAAGCATTCACCACAACGTTGAGAGCACTTAACGCCTCTGTGACGCGGCTCGGTGCGCCCGTCAAATGCTCTCATCGTTGTGAAAAAGTGGCGGTTAAACCGGTCGAACACTATCTTCCCTCTCCTGATAGGGTTGAAAGCCCCGGAGAAACCGCCCAAACACTCAACGTTTAAAACACAGCCTTGTATTCCACATCCACTTCACAGCATTCGAACGTCATGACACCGGTATCTGCATCACAGATGAGTTCGGCATCAGGGAAGAGGTACAGGAAGGTGATCAAGTCCCGTAAGCTGGTGTCGGCCATTTGCTTGATCATCTTCACTGCGGCTACCTCATGTATACATCCGATGGGTTAAATATACTTGCGAGTATATTAAGTGTAAATACTCAAAGGTAAATAAATTGTACGCAAGGGTATATAGATATGAATTAAAAGAGAATTTATTTATCGGCGAGATATTGAGGGCGCAAAAAACCCGGTCAAGACCGGGTTAGAGGGGACTGATGATGGTTAAGGTAGGTTGGTGACTTTAGCATCCACTACAACCCCTATTATCCGACAATTACCGTTAATTTCAGTCATAGGGTACTGGGGATTCAACGGCTTAAGAAATTTTCGACCTGCATCAATGACCAATTTCTTAAAGGTGGCTTCGTTCTCACTATCAAGCTTTGCGACTACAAGCTTGCCATTTCTGGCTTCAACCTCTGGATCAATCAGAATTGCCATGCCTTCGGGGATACTTAGCCCAGCCGGCGCTGTCATGGAATCACCTTTAACGTCAAGCCAGAATGAGCTCTCAGAGCAATCAACAGTTGTTTCATACCAGCGGTCGATACTTTTACGGTGATAGGGTTCTACAGCTTCCATCCATTGTCCTGCACTAACCCAGCTGATCACTGGAAAGTTTCCCTTGGGCTCGTTCGGGCCTGCATAGGCCACATTTGAATCTTTAGTGTTTGCTAAACCATCCAACCAACCGCGACTCAGGCCTAAAGAGTCTTCTATTTGTCGCGCAGATTGCTCGCCAATATTGCGCTTGTTCGCCTTACCTGAAGGGTAAAGCATTCGAGAAACTACGGTCGCATCAAGGCCTGCTGCCTCTGCGAACTTCCGCTGAGTTTCATATCCATCAACCAGCTCTTGAAGCTTAAGTCGGCGGATTTCGTAGATGTCATGGCTTGGTTCGGTTTTCATACCAAGATCATACGAAAAATTACTCGCAGGTAAATGACTCTCAGGTATTGAATAAAATATACTTGTGGGTATACTCATTTCGTCAACCACTGGAGGCTTCATGGAAACGTTACGAACGTATCTGAATGGCCTTGCGCTGGGTAAGCAACGGGACTTCGCTGCAACTTGCGAAACTTCACTTGAATACCTCCGTAAGGCAATTAGTAAGGGTCAAAAATTAGGTCCGGCGTTATCAGTTCTGATCGAGATTAATTCAGCCGGCGCTGTAAGTAGAAAAGACCTTCATCCCGACGACTGGATGAAAATCTGGCCCGAACTGAATTCTAAAGCGACCGCCGCTTAGCGGTAACTACAACAGGAATAATGAAATGGTAGACACCATCAACACAGCGATTCGCCTGATGTGCAAAGCACATCCACACGGTCGTTTGGGTATGGCTGATGACATGGGCATGACCATCGATCAGTTCCACAACCACCTGTACCGCAAGTGCGGTAGTCGCTTCTTCTCTCTGGACGAGCTGCAGCATATGGAAGACCTGTCGCGCAGCACTTACCTGGCTGAGTACTTCGCTCATCGTAAGGGCCTGACGCTGGTGGACGTTTCAACCGTTGAGAAAGTGGACAAGGTTGATCTGTATGACATCGAGCTGCGCAACAAAGCAACTGCCGGAAAGCTGGCGATCGCTAAGCAGGAAGCGGTAGCAGACGGTGTTATTGACCAAAAGGAGCTTAAAACGCTGTCTGGATTGTTTCAGCAAAAGATGCGCGGCCAGATTCATGGCTTTCTTGGCTTCCTCGCGCTCTACGGCGTTGGCGTAACAGAGCATTCGGTAGACATGTTCATGTCCAACCGCAAAGCAGAAGTGGGCATGCAGATTCAGGCACAGGAATTATGAGATGGGTAGAGCAGAAAGGTTGAGCGCCCCAGTTTGCAGACCGGAGCGCTCGGCATCGTCAAATCAACTTGCGTGGAGAAGTAACGACATGAACAGCTTAATTCAAACAAGACCTTTAGTGCAATTCCGCAGCCGCGTGGAGGCTGGTCAGTTGCGGTATGAGCAAATATTACGCGTTGCAGGTCAGGCCGACAACTACCAGTCTGCGGAACCGTTGGTAGTTCAGAACGCGTGGAATGACTTTTACCGTAAACCGGAGGCTGACAAGTGCGAGAGATTAACCGCTGGTTCAGAGATCGTCGCGGTATTCCCGTTCGAGTTATCCGCTGGGAGCCTGAATCAGGCCGCGTTATCTACCTCCGCGAAAATTATGAACATAGTGAGTGCTTCTGCCCTCTGCACCAGTTCCAGCGCGACTTTCGGGAAATAGAGGCACCGCATGAGTTTACTTCTGAAGGTAAAGCCGCTGGTAGTTAGCCCGGTGCTTGCATGCCGTATTGGCCTCAATGAAGCGATCGTGCTTCAGCAGATTTGCTACTGGCTGGAGGACACCACATCGGGTGTTGAGCATGAAGGCCGCCGCTGGGTTTACAACACCATTGAAGACTGGAATGAGCAATTTCCTTGGTGGTCATCAGACACGGTAAAACGCGCTCTGACATCGCTTAAAAAAAGCGGGCTTATCTACGTTGAGCAGTTAAAAAAGACGCAGCATGACCGCACGAATTTTTACGCAATTAACCACGCAAACCCACTGTTATCCGATGAGTGCAAATTGCCCTCATCGAAGGATGCAAATTGCACTCATCGAACAGGGCAAGATGCACCAATCGAACAGGGCAAATTAAACCCATCGATGGGGGCAAATTGCACTCGTCTTACAGAGAATACAACAGAGATTACTACAGAGATTACAGGTAAAAACCCTTGTCCGGTTTCTGCGAAACCCGACGATGAACAGGATGAGTTCAGGGTTCTTGATCATCTGAATCGGGCTGCTGGTCTGCGCTACCAGAAATCACGGTCATCACTCGGACCAATTCGCGGACGCCTGGCAGAAGATTTTACAGCCGAAGAACTGATTCTCGCCGTGGATTACACCATCGCAAAATGGGCTGATGACGCCAAGATGCGCGATTACGTCCGCCCGGAAACAATCTTCCGACAGGGAAAATTTCCCGCGTACCTCGGCTCGGCTCAGGCATGGGAGCGCGCCGGCCGTCCGCCATGCATCAAGGGCAAATGGCAGCGCGACACCACGCAGGTGGCGAGCATGGATTATCAGATTCCTGACGGCTTCCGGGGGTAACGATGAACACTGAAACGCTGATTCTTACGCACCTGATGGCCTTTCCCGGCCAGACCCCGGCGCAGATCGCCAGAGCAATCGGGCGTACGCGTAGCACCGTAGTTTCTGCATTGCCGGTGATGACCGCAGTTGGCGACGTCTGGAGCGATGCCGAAGCTCATTACTTCACCGCAGAGCCAGCTGGCGAAGGGGACGAAAAATACATTGCCCTTTGCGATAAGGCTTACAGCCTGCAGGAACGCAATCTGTGGAACCGCGCGGCAAATGTCTGGCAGCTGGCGCAGCAGTCAACCCGCAAAGCTGGCCTCCGTGAGAAAGCGCGAATCCGTGCAAACATGTGCGTGGCGAAGGCAAAAGAGCGTGACCCGAAGCCAGCGCCCGATCCGTTTGGTAACCGCGGGAGCTTCCGCCGATGAAAGCAGCCATCAAAGCGCACTACTGGCGCAACGAAGATTACTACCGTGGCATTCGCGCAGCGGTCCTGATGATTACCGGTTTAGTTATTGCCCTGATATGGGAGTTGAAAACAGCATGAGCAATTTGCTTCAGGTTTACAAAAACAAAGACGACAACGAAACGGACATCACGGTACGTAAAACTTACCTGCTGGGTGTTAGTGAGCTGTATATCGAACCTGGTTACAACGTTCGCGACATCGATCAGGCTCACGTCGAAGAATTCCGCGATGCGTACATTGCCGGTGAGAATGTTCCACCTCTGACAGTTCAGGTGACAGAACAGGGCGTAAAGGTGATAGACGGTCACCACCGCTACCAAGGCGCGAAGTTGGCGAAGGAGGCTGGCTTTGATATCCGCCTTGAGTGCAAAGACTTCGTAGGCAACGAAGCCGAGCGCATCGCCTTCATGGTGACGAGCAGTCAGGGCCGCCCGCTGGAACCGCTGGAGCGCGCTGCAGCATACCAGAGGCTGAAAAATCAGGGTTGGGAACCGGCAGAAATCGCGAAGAAAGTTAAACGCTCACCGTCGGACATCGATCACCATCTGGCGCTGTTGACCGTGGGTGATGACTTAATCGAAATGGTGAAGGCCGGCGAGGTCGCGGCCACTACGGCAGTAGCTATGGTTCGCGAGCATGGCGCGAAGGCTGAGACGGTCGCCAAAACGCAGCTGGCAAAAGCGAAAGCCGGTGGCAAGAAGAAACTGACCCGTTCCGCAGCCATGCCGCAGTTCAGCGCAACCCGCGCACGCCGATTGCTTGAGCTCCTGCAAAAAGCCGAATACGTCCAAAGTGAAGATGTTAACTGCCTCTACGTTAATGATTCAGTTGCTTTCGAAGTGGCAGCAATCCTAACGGAATACGCTGCGCATTCAGCCCAAATCGCGGAGGGCGCGTAATGCCTTACCAGCTCATCTACGCCGATCCACCGTGGCAATACAACAACAGCGCCAGCAATGGCGCTGCTGCTGACCACTACAACACCATGACGATGACTGACCTTAAGCGCCTGCCCGTGTGGGCGCTTGCAGAGGAAAACGCGGTGCTGGCGATGTGGTACACCGGCACCCACAACCAGGAGGCTCGCGAACTGGCTGAGTCGTGGGGATTCCGTGTGCGAACCATGAAGGGGTTCACCTGGGTGAAGATGAACCAACGCGCCGAAGAGCGCTTCAACCGTGCGCTGACCGAACAGACCATTCAAGACTTCACCGACCTTCTGGACATGCTTAACGCAGAAACTCGCATGAACGGCGGCAACCACACGCGAAGCAACACCGAGGATGTGCTGATAGCCACGCGCGGTAACGGGCTGGAACGCGCCAGCGCATCGGTTAAGCAGGTTGTGTATTCATGCCTGGGCGAACACAGCGCGAAGCCGTGGGAAGTGAGAAACCGTCTGGAGCAACTTTATGGTGACGTGTCACGCATAGAGCTGTTTGCGCGTACCGCCGCCGATGGCTGGGATTGCTGGGGCAACCAGTGTGACAGCAGCGTGCAACTGATCGCAGGGAGGGTGGCTTGATGTTTGATTCAAAGCTCACACACGACCAGTTATGTGATATCGCCTGTCGGTTCCTGCAGAGAAACGGCTTTAAGGTGGCGTTTCACGATAAGTTTCGTGCATGGACCTCCTACGGTGAACAGCCTGACGCAATCGGCTTCCGCAATGGCGCATCCTGCCTGCTGGAAGCCAAATGCTCACGCAGCGATTTACTTGCTGACCGCAAAAAGCTTTTCCGTATCGATCCATCAAAAGGAATGGGTGACTGGCGGTTCATGATCTGTGAGCCTGGCATTGTCGAAGTAATCGATTTACCAGAGGGGTGGGGCTTATTGCATGTCGTAAAGGGCAGGGTGAAGAAGATTCACGGCTGGCCGGGCAACATGCATTGGGTGATGACTGACTCAAAACCCTTTCAGGCAAACAAGCAGGCTGAGTGCGACATGATGTTTAGCGCGCTACGTCGTATGGATATTAGAGGACATCTGGTAGAAATTTATGACGGCTTACCGGGCAAGCCTGAAATGCAGGAGGCCATTTGAAACTAATTTTGCCATTTCCTCCAAGCGTAAACACTTACTGGAGAAACACCCGCAAGGGTGTATTGATCAGCGCCTCCGGGCGCTGTTTCCGATCCAATGCGATTGCAGCGGTTTACCAGCAGTTAAAGCGCAGGCCTCAGCCGATTACAGTGAACGTTGCAGTTACGGTAATGCTGTACCCACCAGACAAGCGCCTGCGTGATTTGGACAACTACCTGAAAGCCGCATTCGATAGCCTGACACATGCTGGCGTGTGGATGGATGATAAGCAGATTAAGCGCTTAGTAGTTGAATGGGGCCCTGTGACTAAGGGCGGTAGGTCCGAGGTTACAATCAGAGAATATCAGGCGGTGGCGGCATGAGGGCGATACTTACTCCTGACGTAGCGGTAAATACCGGTATTGTTCTGCTCAAGCCGGGTCGCGACCTGATACCAATGTTCCGTGAGCGCGTTTTAGTCTGCACAATGCCGCGTGACATGTCACACCTACCATCGGGATTAATTAACGACAGTAGCCAGCCATTACTGGATGAGCCAACGCTTAAAGCGTTTTTCTGTGATAGCAGGGTGATCGACGCGGCTGGTGGACTGGAAGTTCATGATGCCTGGGTTCAAAAAATTGGTGTATGCCAGTATCAGGAAAAAGATTCTTATCACCATCAGCATTACACTACCTTGCTGACCGAATCAGGGTCTCTTTATCTTTGCTATTCCTGTGATAATTACTGTCGTTCAAATGGCTTGCCTGGTATCCTGGAAACTGTCGCTGCGGGTAATCTGGCGCGCTGGATAATTGAGTCAGCATGCACTCAGATGGGGTTAGGACCTGATCATCAAATGACGCTGCCAGAGCTGTGCTGGTGGGCATGCCTGAAGGACATTATCGACCTGATTCCAGAGTCACACGCTCGACGCGTTCTGCGCATGCCCAAGCCACTTGCCGATACAGGGCCAATGCCTGAAGCGGACATAACTCCATCGCGCTCCGCGCAGGAAATGGTTCAGGAAGCGGCAGAGGCGATGAAGCAGGTTCTTACAATCCGCATCGACCCGGAGTCGCCGCAGACGTTCATGGCGCGGCCAAAGCGCTTGCGCTGGAGCAATGAAAAATACACGCGGTGGGTAAAAGCGCAGCCATGCGCCTGTTGCCTCAAGCCGGCAGACGACCCGCACCACATAATCGGACATGGACAAGGAGGAATGGGGACAAAGGCGCATGATTTGTTTGTGATACCGCTTTGCAGAGCGCATCACGATGAACTGCACCGGGACATGAGGGCATTCGAAGAAAAATACGGCAGTCAGTTAGAGCTGCTGTTCAGATTCCTTGATCACTCGATTGCAGTCGGCGTGATCGGGTAAATTAAAAAGCGTGGAGGAATATTTATGCGTGACATGTCACAGGTATTAGAACGTTGGGCAGGATGGGCGCGCTCTGATCGTAGCGGTGTAGATTACTCACCAATTGCGGCTGGGTTCAAAGGGCTGCTACCACAGGATTCAAAAATGACCCTGTCATGCACTGATGATGATGGTTTGGTCATTGAGTCATGCTTAGCCAAACTTCGCGCCCGCCGTCCTGATGAACACGAGTTAATTGTGCTGCATTACTTTTACAACATATCTAAACGCAAGCTGGCGCAGCGCGCGAAATGCGACGAGAAGATGATCCGCATTCAGGTCCAAATGGCTGAAGGTTTTATTGAAGGTTGTCTGGCTTGGCTGGATGTTCGGCTTGAAATGGACCCGGAATTAGAGCCCAGAAAAATTATTCAAAAAACATTAACGCGGTCCGCAAAATCATTGGTAATGTGA